ATTTAAGTAATAATCATCTTCGTTCTTAATTAGTGGCCAAGGGGTTGCGTCCCAAGCGGAGTCTCCTCGCTTACCTGTGGCTGGAATAACTGCTGTTTTCGCTGTCGAAGGAATTGCTCGAACTACTTGGAGAGCATTGGTGTATCCTAAGAAGTTAGCGGCTGTCCAGAAATATTCTGCTGTGTTGTTGTCAGGCTTACCGAATAAACTTACTAGATTGTCTTCACTGTCAACAAGGACTCGTTCTTCACAAGGTCCCCATTGGAAGTATCCTGCGATACCACCAACAGTTGTTGCAACAGCAGGAACAATATTAGTAAGGTCTTTCTCGGTTACATTCACGCCTGGGCTGATTTGAAATGGCATTGAATCTCTCCTTTATTTCTATTAAAATACTAAGCAATTTGCTTTTTTGTGGTTTTTCTTCATCTTATGTATAATTTTGATGGATTACATCCAACCGCCACTTTCTTCGTCTTGAACAGTCCATATTTCCCCAGTATTATCTTGAAAGGTTTGCATGTTATTATTCAGACCATCTTCTATGAAACCAAATGGAGTCATATCGTCTTCAATTTGTTTCATCTTATCTTCGTAAAGGTCTTTACGAATATCTAAATTTGTCAATTCTTTAAAATATGATTGAGTAGTCAACCAACCAAACAGCACCAAAGTCATCACTAAATCATCGTGATGACCAGTTTCTGCTTGATATGACTTCTTCTTGGAGATAAAAGATACAAATTCCTTAATTGTTTCGAAATCTTCAACAATTAATTTATTTTCTTCAACCATACTCTTCAAAAGGGAACAACCAACTCGTTTTACTGCTTCGGTGGTTCGAATTCCATATTGGCTTTGTCCAGTACCAAAACCACCATCAAGAGTTTGTCCTTTTCTACCACGAACGGTGGTAACCAGAAGACCATCATATTCCATTTCGGTGTGTAGAACATCTGCAACTTGACCACCAATATCATTAAGTTCTACTAAAATATGGCAGTTGTTATATTGTCTTGCCGCTGAGTAAATGGCATTTGGGTAAACCAAGGGTGACATTTGATTGTTTCGGAACTTCGCAACTAATCGATATGGCATCTCTGTAATATCTACAATCGTGAATGCGTGATAGTCGAGTCCCTGTCCACGGGAAACATCCACACACATTACATAAGTGTGGTCTTCTTCTGGTTCTTTGAGAACATCGAATCCTTCATCATTCGAAAACACTGGGTCAATATAAGTCAACTCTTTAAGTTTTTTCGCCTCAATGAGAGTATTAACGCTACCAACAAAATCGCACTCAAATTCTGTTCGGAATTGTTGCTCGGATGTATTGGCAATTGTTTCCTGCTTCCACTTCTCATCTCTGCCTGGAACTTGTGACCAGTGAACTTCGATTGGAACATAGGAACTTCTACCATTTGTGGCGTCTGTCCAGAATTTATAGAAAAGGTTCATACCGTGTGGTGTAGAAACCATCATAACTTTGGTTGTCTTACCTGAAGTAATGGTTGGATAAACCGAACTGAAGAATTCGTCAGCCACTTCAGGAGGAACGAATGCAAATTCGTCAAGAAAGATTAGGTTGAAAGAACTACCACGAATGGCACTTGAGGAGGTTGCTGAAGCGAGAATTCTTGAACCGTTTTCCAGTTCGATTGTTCCCTTGTTCCACTGCTCTACTCCCTGTTGAAGCCACTTTGGAAGGTGTTCATATGCTAACTTCAGACGGTGCAAAAGTTCCCGTGCGGTTGCTTGTTTATTCGCAAGAATTGCTACACTTACTTCGGGATTAAAAAGAACATAATGAAGAAGATAAGCAATCGTTGTTGTAGATTTTCCAGACTGACGAGGAAGTTTACAAATCACAAAACGATTGTCGTGAATCTTCGTTACGATGTCCTCTTGAAAATCATAAAGTTCAAAGGGGATAAGTCCTTTGTCAAGATGAACAATCTTTACATATTTTTTAATAAAATATAAAGGGTCTTGACCACAACGCAGATATTCTGCCACCTGTTCTTTAGTGAACTCAACATCTACACCTTTTGCTTTTAGATTCGGATTTCCGAGATAGTGTTCAATCTTTTTTGCCATCTATCCATACTTCCTTACCAACAACGGGAGAACTCAATCCACCTTTTGGTTTCCCCAACATTGCAGGACACCAATCACCACCAAAATGTCCTTTTGCTTTCATATCTTTTAACCATTCTTCACCAAAGTTTTCGATTAAAAATTTGTCTCTTGCTTCGCTGTGGCTGTTGTGATACTTTGTACTCTGGTAACAGATAGGTTCAAACTCACTCATCTTTTGCTTCGTACTCCACATCAATGATGTCTTGTTTTTCTTGTTCTTCAATTTCATTTTCAATCAATTGTTCTTTTTGTTGCTTCAATAATTTTTGGAGTTCTTGTGTCGAACCAACAAAGAGAGAATTGTTTGTAATATTGTTTGCTTTTTGTACACCATCTTCTTTGCGAATTTGTTTCATTTTGTTGTGCATTTCAAGAAGGTCTTTATTTACATCAGCAACATTCTTAATCATCTGAGCGGCAACTTCGTATGCTCTTGGAGATTCAGTTTCGGATGCTACAGTAAGAATACCGTCAATTGCGGTATTGCCAGTGTCTATAATTTCTTTGAGATTCTTTCTTACAAGATTGTAGTCACGCTTTAATTTGTCTTCTTCTGTGGTGGGAATCATAATTGGACTTCCCCCCGCACTTTGTCCATCGTGTACTATTTCATTATCTTCAAGTTCTATCTCTAACGCATCAGAGAGTTTTTCATCAATATTTTTATTTTCACTCATGTAATTATATCTCCATTAATATCTATATTACCTGCTGTGCTTCCCCAATTTCTGAGTGTTATTAATGGACTGTAGTTACTTACATCAGAAGATGCACCTGAAGGTCCAGTTACACCGATGTCTACCATAGTAGCGGCCGCAGAAGTTGTACCCGCAGGAACACCACCATCGAAAAGAGTTGCCATAACTCGTTTGATTCTTTCGTTGTTTGCAATTCTTCCGTAAATATATGATTTTGCACTAAAAGATAAAGTCCAAGTAAGACTTCTTCTTGTATCGTAATCACCTTCCCACTCTTCTTCATTGTCTATACTGTTTAGAATCAATGGAATGTCCATCTTTGTCTGGGCGAGTGATGTTGGATTAATTGTTACAGTAAATTCTGGAGTGAAGTATGGTAGAATTTGTTCTATTATTTGTAGTCCGTCTGCCATAAATTTACTCATAATATAGAGATTGAAATTTACAGTGTATGGTACTTCTGCATATGTTGTGTGAAGTTTTGAGTCATCACCACTGTATTGACTTGTCAATTTTTGCATTGTGTTTCGTTTACGAGATGTATCATATTCAACATTTTGTATCTCGAAACTCATTCGAGGAAGAGTCATCTGGACAACTGTTCCATCTTCATTTGTAATTGAACCACCTTCATCAATACGGCGAAGATATTTTTCTTTATTACCATATGCAAGAGGAATTCGCATTGATTCCTTTTCTGCACCAGAACTTTCATACCTCTTTATGTAAATATTGTTAAAGAGAGAACCAAAGGCGATTACCAAATTTCTTAACGAGTCGCTTTTAAAATGAGTAAACATTAATAATCACCCTCACTGAATGGGTCGATGTCTGTGAAGTCAAACACATCATCGGCTTCTCTTTGTAGACTGTCTGACTCATCGAATGGGTCAGTTGTTGTATTGGGAATAATCTGAGTAGTTGTAGAAGACGATGAGAATGCTCCTGTTGCACCAGAATCAGTTCCTGTAATTATGTCATCAGCAGAAATGCTTCCAGATATATTGTGAACTCTCAACAACTCTTTAGTAGAAACCCAATCGGATACATTTGCAGACCATCCTGATGTTGTAGTTACTGGTTCTCCTACAACAAAAGTTCCAGTGGACGAGGAAAGAGTTAAT